GGCCTCCTAATTTTTAAACAATATATAGGAATGCCTTCACGAGAGCGCACAATGAAGAAGCGTACAATTAAGAATCGCAAGACAAAAAAGCAGAAACGTGTACACAAGAAGCAGAGAGGTGGTGGCCCGAAGTGTCCAAATTGTGGATCTACAAACACATACTGCACTTCACGCATACAGGCAACGTATCATTGCAATGCGTGCGGTAATGAGTTTACAAATTCATACTAGACTAAATCATAACAAAAACTTAATCGGATACTTCATAAGCAAATAATCACTTCGCGTATAGCCAGGCCGCTCGTGAAAATCGTACAAAAATCCGATACTATCGGCTTTTTCAAGTGGTTTCCAAAGACCACGTTCGCACGTAAAAAGAAGATTAAAGATTGGTTGATCATTACGTGTCATTATAGGATATAAGTTCATTAATTCAAATAAACGACTGACAGTATCGTCTTCAATAATCTTTGTATCAAAAATCATTAATGTACTCTGAAAAAAATCACATTTCAAATTGTATGTCATTAATAAACGTTCAGAAATATCTGAATCAATGCTAAATTCAAACTGGCTTTCAAGTGTTTTCTCATATTCAGGATACGAATCACTATGAGCCAGTAGCGAATAAGAAGGATTGCAAGCAGCCTTCATTCGATTTATGTCTCCTTGAACTTTCATTCCTGCATCCATATAAAATACCACATCCCACTGCTTGAACCAGGGATCCATTATGTAAAATTTCATAAATTGAAACATCCGATGTTTTACATAATTTGAATTTTCGTGTTGTTGTTTTGAATTTAAGAAATCAAGTGTTTTACTAAAATCGTGTTCAGGGAGTATACGAAATTGAGTATTGAGTGAATTGCATAATGATTTATATTCTGGATTTGCAGCAATCTCTGCACTTGTCAAGACAATAATATCATCTTTCCATTGACCGGTTGTTCTTACTTCATAAATCGTTTGAAACGCTTTATTTAAGTAATCCTTATTTGCTACAAACACTAAAACCCAACTCATTATCTCTAAAACCCATTGATATGTTTAACCCTCGTTCTCAACATAGGCAAATAAAACATCATCTTCAACAATTCCATTTAATCTAGAAAACGTGTACTTTGGATTTATTTCAAGTATCTTTTCTTTAATTACCTCAAAAAAATCAACATCACCATACGAGTTCTCCCCCCACGGGTGGGTTTGAAGAATTATTCTTACATCATCAATTAAGATTATGTTGTCCTTTCTATCAAGCATTTTGATTGCCTCCAGCTCATCAAATAGAGGACATCTCTTCATATTATTTAATGTAAAATTGTTTATATGAGCATCTAAGAAAAATATGGTTTTATTTGCAAATGCTTCATTATTCATATATTTATTCATATGCACGCTATCATCCATTAGTAAAGTAAGTCGACCCAGACTGATATCAGTATTAAAAATGACTTTGCCTAACTCTACCCATTCTTCAAATATCTCAATAGAAAATACTTTTTCGAACCCGCAGGTTAATGCCAGTTTACACGAAATATCATCACGAGGATCCCATAAACCTGTTTCAAAATAATTTAAACAATTATGTTCTTGCCTTAACTTCTCTAAATCAAAGTTAATTGGCATATAACTATGTATAAATTTGGTATTTAGACCTTATTAGCAAAATAAAGGATAGACTTGAACAGAAGACGGCAAGACTCCTTTGAATTCGAACTTGGAAAATGGTTCCTTATCTAGCTGCTCACGCGGAACTGCATTCTTGACCTTCTTCGCAATCGCCTGATACAGATCAAATCCAGGGTACCGCTCCGATGAATCTGGTTCCCACAGTACGTTTTGGCCTTCCTCATCAATGAGCCACGACCACAGCACGTTAAAGAGAGGTGATATGGTCTCCTTCTGTGTGCGTCCAGGTTCTGCACTCAGAATAATGCCGTCCTCCTTGTCCTCAGGAACTTCCTCAAAGAGTGATTCCAGAATAGAAACAGAAAGACGGCACAAGTCGAACGAAGGATTGGGATAGACACGAGGTTCCTCAGCATTGTAAATCGGTCCGAAATTGTACTGTCCTCCTGCCTCATTATTATGTGCGTAGTCGTCGCTTATGCAAATCGTGTCATTGTGCGTGTAGATCGCACGGCCAAAGTCAATGATTCGAAATAGTTTTCCGTATGTGGGAATACACCACGTACGACCATCGCGCGTCTTGTAATACAGATACTCCTCAGTACACGGTGTCCACAGAATATTATTGCTGTGGAGATCGTTATGAGTCATAGCCCAGATGCTCTGAACTTGGCATAGTGCGGCGATCACTTGAAAGAGCCAAGCAATCCACTGGTCCTCATTGATTCTGTTTTCAGTATCGAGCAGCGAATCCATTGTATTTGTATTGGATTCAAGGAACATCATCATTGTGGGAAATTCCTTGAGAACTGCAAAGAAGGACACTTCCTTGTTTGTGCTACTTTCATTATCGCTGCCATCGCTACCATCGCTACTGTTGCCATTACTATCATCGCTGCGACTACTATGGGTTGACAGTGAGACTGATCGCAGAGATCCGCTCTCAGATCCATTTTGCTTATCCTGTAAAACATCCGCAGTGTCCAGATCTACATCCATCCGATGCCTTGCAGATCTGCAGTTAGAATCACAATCCGAATCGACTGTTGTATCATCTGTCAGATCATTCGGCGGCTCCATCAATGGATCATCCGTGGACAGAGCGACTCCACCCTCAAATCCGGCAAGTGAAAAGATGCCTTGCTGCTGACGCTTCCAGAACCAGCTTTCAAAGCGAATTTCTGAGAACTCCTCCGTGACATTGTAATAATACTGATTTGCAATCGCCAGATACGCACCGTAAAAGAGAGAAAAATGCGGTGAATATCCAGACTCCCGGAATTTGCTGAGCATATAACACGCTACGGCATCTACATAGGCCTGGTTATGAGGATCGTGCAACTTACTAAAGAGTTTAGCTGACTTGGGTCCAGGCGCCGGCAGAGCAGGGTGCTGGGCCATCGGATAATGGCCCTGAATCATCTGGTAGGCGTCGAGCAGGTGTGTAATCTTGCAATAGCCTGAAATATCCATAGTATCCTTTGGCTGGTTGTTTTGACTAGAAAAACTCTGTACCCGTCCCGAGAAGGCCCCCGACCGCTGAGGAACATCACCATAGATCTCATCAAGATGCCAGCGGTGATCAAATCGCAAAAAGCTACTGTATTGTTTGCTTCTAGCAAAACGAATCATTCCAGGGTACGTAGTCTGCAAAGGCTTGAACCGTGTCTCAAGAGCGGTTCTTAGAGAAGTAGGCGGCTCCTTTTCCCAGATAGCCGGTTCTGGAAGAGGCATTGTCTGTAAAACCGGATATGGTGAAGACATTTACTGGTGTCCTCGATCTTCAGAAAAAAATGAAAACGCACGTTAAACTCAATGGCATTGAATTCCTTTGTCTGACTAGGATACACAAATGGCAGCATCAGCGGCAATGAATCTACAGTTGAAAAAGTTCAGTATGATCAATACTCCAGAAGACGCCGTATGCATCTTTATTGGTCGCAGACGCACGGGAAAATCGACTCTTGTCCGGGATCTCCTCTTTCACCACAAATCACTTCCGCTTGGAACTGTCATCAGCGGTACAGAGGAATCCAACGATTTCTACAAGAAGATCGTTCCGCCGCTGTTCATTCACGGTGCATACTCGCCCGTTATCATTCAGAACTATGTGAATCGGCAGAAGCTCATTATGCAGAAGATTATGAAGGAGCAGGCTGAAAGAGGTCAGTCTCGCATTGATCCTCGCTCATTTCTGATTCTTGATGACTGCCTTTACGATGATACCTGGATTCGTGATCTGAATATTCGCTACTTGTTCTTGAACGGTCGTTGGGTGAAGGTGTTTTTCTTGATCACGATGCAATATCCATTGGGTGTTCCGCCTATTCTAAGAACGAACGTTGACTATGTCTTCATTCTGCGCGAGCCATATATGAGCAATCGTCGTCGTATTTTTGAGAACTACGGCTCGGCGTTTCCTTCCTTCGAGTTCTTCTGCCAGGTGATGGACCAGTGCACTCAGAATTACGAGTGTCTTGTTATCAGTAACAACACACAGAGTAATAAGATTGAGGATATCATTTTCTGGTACAAGGCGGAGCTACACGGCGATTTCCGCATTGGCGCGCCCGAATTCTGGAGCCACTCAGCGCAGCACTACAGAGACCAGGAAGAGTCTGAGATCAACAAGTATGATGCATCGAATGCAATCAAGCTGAAGGGTCCGCAGATTCAGGTACGCAAAGGAAACTAGACAGATATAGACCTTAAGTAGAGAGCAGATGTTTAAGATACCCTTATGGATGGCCTTTTTATTGATTGTAGGAGTTGGAGCAATTCTTCTTGGACTTTCCGGATTAAATGAAGGATTTATGGCAGGCGGGCCAGGCAGACGATGCGGAGTAGATCTGCCACCGTGCGGAGGAGTAACCGTATGTATGAATGGGTTCTGCGCGATTCCAAATCAGCCAGTCTTACCGCCAAATCAGATCCCTACCTATCCTTAACCTCCTAGTCCGTAATCAAAATTAGCAGACTAGGTTAGTAAGAATGAATCTGAACTTAGGATTAGCTCTTGGTCTTGTCCTTTTTGTCACAGTACTTTGCTTCGTTGTTGTTCAGATAATGAAGCCTACGCCGTATGCTCCGCCGGCGGAGAATGCGCGTGGTGCGACTTTACCGTGTATGGCGAATGGCCAGTGCCCTGTTGGCCAGAAGTGTATGGGTGGCACGTGCATCGAGGGCTTTGCGATGGAAGTCAATGTCGGCAAGGATATGTCCTCTTGCACTGCCCCTCAGTGCGGTGGTATTGATGCGCCGTGCGCCAGGCGGGAGACACCCTGTCCCGAGGGTACGTTCTGCCAGGAGAATAAGTGTGTTGATATCGCGGCCCCGGACCAGGGCGCTGCGTACAATCAAATTGGTATGATTAACTTGAATTAACTTATGAAGACATCGTATCCTTAGGGATAGCGGGTGTTGACGCTGCTGCTGCTGCAGCCTCCTGCTTACGCTGCATCGCTAAATCGCCCTTAGGGCCAAACATAGCTCCCCATCCATCTTCTGACGCCTCTCCGGATACCGGATTGCCATCAGCACCGAGGACCTCCTTTGTCTTACTCTTGATGCCGCTCTTGCGCTGCTCCGTCATAAACTTGTCGCGAGCTTCTTCGTTATCCTTGTAGCGCTTCATCAGCTGGTTTAGCTGGTCCTCAGCGTACTCCTGATCCTGGACTTGGTGCGGCTTAGGATCCCACGGCAGCCACTTGCCGACCTCACCGAGAAAGATATTGTGAATTGCATCAGATCGCTGGAGCTTCTTGGCCATTGCAACAGCCTCACCGTGAGTTCCGGTGACTCCCCGGACTTTCAGACCACGGATACTGGTGCGGAACTCATTCTTCTGGAAGAACTCATCTTCGAGCTTGGACTGCTGCTTGAAGAGGAAATCGTCGTAGGCCTCCTTGATAGTCGTCTTCTTGATGGTCTTGTCATTCTCCTTTACGAAGTTATGGTAAGTCTGGAGAATGGATGCCATATCGAGGCGACCCTTACGGCAGAGAAGGGCAGCACCACTGAGATCGGGGCTGGCCGCTTCAAGGCGATCAGCCTCAGTCGTTAGCTTATCATTGACTCCCCGGACAACTGAAACGAGATAGGTTTCCAGATTCCGGATCTTGTAGTCGATTTCGTACTGCTTGACAAATTCACTGAAAAAGTACTGGTCCTTATTATCGAGGACTGACTCGGGGCTGAGAAAGGAAAGAAGTACAAACTTCTGGCTGCGGATCTCGGGGTCCTCCTCGAGGAAATCTTCCTTAACTGAAGCGGGCGCAGTGGAGTTATCAGAAGACATTGGGGTTCTGGGATATGAAAAGATAAACTCTTAAAGTATCTTAGCGCATGTCTCGCCACATAATTTCTACCTAGAAGGTATAAGAAGATGGACTTTTCCTTCGGTGATGTTCTAACTGCCGTGCTCAAGTATACGATTGAGGGCCTCGTCGTGGCGTTCGTCGCCGTTCTCGTCTTGAACCCGAAGAAGCCCAACTTCGGTGAGATCACAACCATCGGTGTTGCTGCCTTCGCCACGTTCGCTCTCCTCGACACGTTCACACCTTCCATCGCGGTTGTAGCTCGCCAGGGTGCCGGCTTCGGTATGGGCGCTAACCTCGTTGGCTTCCCGCGTATGTAAATAGCTAAAATTTCAAATAACTTATAGTTCTGAATACACTTTACAACTCATTGTTTCTCTTGAATGAAAAACAATGATTTGTTGATTAATTTATTAAGTACGATTCTTGCGGGTTTTCTTGCCTTTGCCGAGGTGAATCTTGCGACTGCCTCCTCTTTTTCTTGTTCTTGGTGAAAATGCAACTCTAGGTCTAGGTGTCGGTTTTTTTTTTGCAGCTGATGCAGCAGCAGCAGCTGCAGCTCTTTCAATAGCAGCAGCTCTAATTGCTTCTTTTAAAGCAATTGTAACTTGTCTTTTCTTTGCACCTGTTTCTTTTCCTGTGCAGCCTCCAATTATTGCATATTCAATACATTTTTTAGCACGCTCATCGTTAGTCCAATCAGCCACATCTTCTTCTTCATCAAATACTTCAGGCAGTCCAGAATCAGCAGGGCTATTATCAGCATCAGGAGGACCAGCAACAGAAGGACCAGTAGGAGGTTTAGGAGTAACAGGAGGAGGAGCAGGAGGAGCAGGAGGAGGAGGCGGAGGAGGAGGCGGTGGAGGCGGAGAAGCACCAGCACCAGCAGCAGCACCAGCACCAGCACCAGCACCAGCACCAGCACCAGCACCAGCAACAGGAGTAGATGTAGGTGCAAGCTCAGCAGCAGGAGGAGCTGAAGGAGTTGCAGGCTTAGCAGTATCACCAGCTGGAGCAACACCATAAACCTTTACATTCGCCACACCACGATTGCGCTGCTTCAACTTCTGGTACATCCGATCCGCCATTATATACCGAAACACTCCACACGCAGGAGAATTATAGGTAGACGATTCTGTATTGCATTGCTCCTCGACCATTCCTTCGAGAAACAACGCATAGATCTTAGTATCATATCGAAGCTGCTGATCCTCAAGCAGCCGTTTTTCATCTTCCGTAAATTTCTGAGCTAGCCAATCATCCTTGACTGTTTGTGTTACCTTACGGACTTTGTAGGCAGTATCACCGAGAGTGACTGTATGCAATTCAGAATCTGCAGGTGTAGGTGCGAGGCCAGATCCTTGCGATGCAGCAGCTGCAGCAGCTGCAGCAGCAGGTTTAGCAGGAGCAGCAGCAGGTTTAGCAGGATCAGCAGCAGGAGGAACACCTCCTTCTTGAGCCAGCCGTGCAGAAACAGCCCGATCACCGAATGAAATCTGCGATACCCATCCGGGAGGTGCGCTCCAGACGTGATCGTGTCTGCCTTTTAACGTCTGCGACTTCATTTCCTTGTCTGTCGAGTAGGCCGTCGACGGCTTTCGAAAACTCACAGTGATGATCTCCTCCGAGTCATCTGCCCTCTTCAGACCCGCAGCGGGTGTCCGAATTGTATCAATATCCAGCGACTCGAGTGCCTGTGTGTGGCGCTCATAGACGAGCCTAGGATCCGGCAGATATCCAAAGGCAATCTGCTTCTCAGAATCAGGAACTGAATAGAAAAAGATGCCATCGACAACTGGCAAAGTGTACGGAGTACTCAGTTCACGTTCTCCGACAACAATGATATGTCCAGGATACTTGGCCGCCAAGGACTCAATCTGCCGATGAATCCACTCACCATCAGCCTTACTGCCTCCAGCCGTCAAGGGCTCAGCAAAGACCACATAGGTTTCCGGCTGCATCTGAATCTGAACAGCGGCCCAGCTAAGAACATCCTGCGCTGCGTTCCGGTTGCCGCGTAAAGGCGCCGCAACGAATCCCTTGACCTCGCGTTCATTCAAAGAACCGATAACAAAGACGGGATCGGCACGAGGCTTGTGCCTAGAAGGAACAGACGGACCAAGAGTCTTTCGCCAAAGCGTGTGAAAGCGCTTGACATTTGTGGGGGTTGACCGAAAGCTTTCAGAGTTTTGCGCAACGGGAATCAAAACAGGCGTTGATTTCCATTGCGGATCTGATCTTTTGCCTCCACTCATTTCAACACCCAAGCCGCCGCCTTGGACTGGAGTAAAGTGTGCTGATGGATTATCCGGAAGAAGACTAACTGAAGGATTTGACATACCCTCTCTAACTTAGACTACGGAATTCTACACTACGTAATTTTGGCGCTTAAGAAAAACCTAAATCAACTCAAGCATACGATGGAGGTACTACAAGAACCGATAACCTTGATTCCTCAGACCGCCATCGAGGGAACCGCGCCCGATTCCCAGACGAGGCGGCGTAAGATTCATTGCAAGCAGGAGCTGATTGTAATGAGTCTTCAAGCGTTTTATTCCAGTCGCAAGGATCTGCAGGAAGTCATTGAACTTCTACAGGGAACCTCCTTAATCAGCCTTCGGCTCATTGACTGGTTTGTGACGAACTATGCCAAGCGCCACAGCATTGGCTATCTCCTCGAGGGCCAGGAGTTTATGGTCTATATGAGCTACAAGAGTCAGCTCAAGGCATATAGTAAGAAGTTATTTGATCCATTCTGCAGACGTGAGCGTATAATGTTCAGTCTGCCTGGCGTTGAGCCCTTCGTGACCACGGTTGGTAAACTCAACTTCTTTCGCTGGGCCATTGAGAAGAATATCATCGAGTATCTGAAGAAGAATCAAGAGGTGGTGGAGACGGAGATGAATGCTCATATGAAGCAGCTGAGTAGGTCGCGCTCAACGCGCACGGGAACGGATTCATCGACTGGTTCTACTGCATCCGTGTCAAAGCCTGGAACCACGACGAGCAAGCGTGTACGAACTACCTTTCAGACTGCTCTAAACAATACCGTCTGCCACCGTGTAGTTGATATCAAGGTTGAGTTTGACTAATACAGATCAAAAACTATAAAAGACAGATCGGCAAGTAGACCACCACAACAAAAGAGAAAGAGTACTTTTTCTTCAACTGTGAGTTCTTG